CTCTAGAGCAAGTGAATACAAATGCGTCTTGAACTAGTTGTACATTACCGCTTGATCTTCCATGTGATGGAATTGTTAAGGTAAGAGTGCCAGCAAGTGAATCATAAACAGCATTCGTTGGAGTGAATGGTCCACCAGTACCAGTAACAGAATTTGCTGCTGCTCTTACAAACTTATGTACATAAATTTCATCAGTAACAGCAACTCCAACTTGTCCTCTATAACCAGAACCAAAGTTGTGCCTGTTATTATTGAAATATTCACGAACTGAACCAAATCCAACATATGTATGAGGAATTGTAGAAACACCAACATTTGTTCTAAATGTAGTTCCTGAAGTAATTCCCAGAATTGGATAATCAAATCCTTGTGTGCTATCTGGGAATGTTGTTGTGGTAACACCAGCATGCGGTGCTGCACAAGAGAACTCTAGATTTTCAAAGAATGCTCTTTGATCCAGTCCAATAAATCCATGGTTACCATCTGTTGTAATCTCAAGAACACCAGTAACGTTGTCATAAGATGCAGTACTGATTGAATAAACCTTTCTACCATAAGTTGGAATACCAACAACATTAGAGATTGATTTACCAGCGCCGATTTCTGCATCAATTTGAGCACCAACTAAAGGTGCATATCCCAATCCACCAGTAGAAGCAACTGAAATAATAACGCCACCTCTTGGAAGTTGGTTCTGATTAACATCGGAATCAACAGTTAAAATATTATCTGTTCCAGGAATTTTAATTCCAGTAAATGTTATACTGGTGATTCCTGCAGATTCTTCAAATCCATAGTTATTTCCACTATTATTTGTTGTATCTGGAGTTTGGAAGATATCATTAATGAATACGATGTTGCTTCCTGCCTCAAGTCCTATAGCATTTTCTCCTTCATTGAACACACTAAATGTTCTACCAATTCCATTAAATCCTAGGGAAATATCATCATAAATTCTATTTGTAGTATAATCTTGGCGTAGATACACTCTACCATTGAAGGTAGATTTTGGAAGAGATAGTTGACTTGAGTTCAGTTTATCATTATCACCCTTACCATCTGGTGCTTCAGTGAAGTGAATCTTATTATCAACAATATTGAATGATCCCTTGAAAACTCTTACATTACTACCATCAGTATGGGTAGTTGCAGATGTTCCAACATATCCTCTAGATACATTTACAACTGGGATTGTTCCAATTCCAGTAATTGGTCCAGTTGCAGTTGATGCTAATCCAACGTTAGTAATATTGAGGAACTCATCATCAATTCTTAGAATATCTCTTGGTCTTACAGATGAAATACCAGATAGTCTCAAGAATGTTACACCAGCACCAATAGTTCCATTTCCACCAGTAGTGTTCTGATCTAAGTTAAACGAAAGTGGTGTAAATGCGATAGGATATTGTGAAACACCATCAACTGTGATTAGTGCCTTCTCCAACTTCTTCTTCATCGTCAACTTATGACGATTACCAGAACCTTCACTTGTGAATGTAAACCCAATCCCACTTCCACCAGCAGTTCCAGTAAGTTTAAACTTATCCTTCGATACACGAATAGCATAAACTTTCTCTGGCATAATATCGGTTGATATACCAGTTGTATATGTTTGTCTGAATGTTGTAGCAGATCCTACATTGGAGATTGTAACGCCATAATTAATGTCATCACTAAAGTAAATTCTATCGTTACCGCCAGTAATTACTTCAGTAGAAGTAACAGAATTAAGTCCAACAGAAACAACTGTTCCAACTCCAACATTATTACCAGAGAAAATACCAGATCCAACTTTTATTAAACCAGTATTTGCAACACCTGTGATAACGGAAGATCCAACAGCAACTACACTACCAACAAAGAAAGTATTTGTAGTTCCAATACCTGTTACAGTTGTATTTGCTGCAATTCCTGATCCAAGAATATCTGAGTTCAACAAGATCAACGAAGTGCTTGCAGCAGAAACACCAGTAATAGTTGAGAATCCTGAAATAATATCGCCAGTAAATACTGTTCCACTTACTGTAGTTGTGCCAATACCAACAGATGTTGCTGCAATTCCCGAAAGAGTTGAGAATGGCTTGTAGATTAGTTCTTCACCCTTTTCAAAGAAGTGGTCAGCAATAGTGAATACACCAGTTGCTTTATCCCAATTTGTGGTTTGAGTTGGGTTAAATGTCTTCTGATAAATTGGTGTTCCTTTATAGTTTAGATCGAATGCCGTTCTATCCTTACCGAAGTTATTAATAGAACCATAGAATGAATTAGAAACATTCTCATTAGCATTTCCATACTCAAAATCTTCTGGGAAGTTGAATTGATCTTGCTCCGTATATATTGTCTGATTGAAGAACTGAACAGTAACTACATCAGAAGCAAAAGCAGTGTCTGGATGGAATATTAGATTGACGTTAGTTCCATCAATTTCCGATGAGAATGTACCAATACCAATGCTGGTTCCAACCGATAAGAATGGTGATTCTTCAAGAGTAACTCTTGTTTGGTCAGAAACTAAGTAAAGATTATGCAGTGAGACTGTGCTTCCTGCAGAAACTTTAACAAGTGCCTTATGAGAAGATTCGGTTTCTATTGGATATGTGAGAACTGTAGCAATTCCAGTTACATTTTCAAATGATGTTCTAAACTTAGCAGTTTTTTCAGTCCCTGGTAATTGTCCATCAACTAAGTATCTGAAAGTTCCAATACCAGCAGCAGTAGATCCAATACCAATGGTTTTTACCCTTACAGCCACATTATTGGGACTATTTTCATTAGTATAATTTAATTTAAGAATACCGTTTTCAACTACCGTTGTGAATGTTCCAATACCAGAACCAGAAACACTAGTATTTGATGTATCAAAGAATAGTTCTGATGTAAAGGTATTATCTCCAGAATCTTTATGTGCTGCGATCTCAAAGTAATCTTGTGCGTTTGTTCCCAGATCTACAACATGAGCATATGAATAGAATGTGTCAAATTGATTTGCAAGTACTTCAAATACAGATGTGGAAGGTCCTAAGATTCCATTACCAGAGGATGGTCCAACTGTTTCAATCTTTGCATTGATACGACCAAATCCAAAATCGGTAAATCCTGTTCCAACATTAACGTTTGCAACATCAAAGTTATTAGTATAGATTTTTAAATTATAATTAAAGTCATTTGGATCATCAGGATCAAATCTGAGTGATGGATCTCCACTATCTGCAAATGTTCCACTAAAGTCTCCTAGTTTTACATCGGTAAACAGAGTTGCTCTATTTAACGTATAAGTATTGTCAAAATCGTTCAGAACAACAATTTCAGTTAATTGACTACTACTTTTTTTATCATCAATAACTTGAACAAGGAATTTACCATAGAAATTAGTGATTGGATATTCTACAGCAGCAACAAATGTGTCTTTGTTGAATTCAGAACTTGAGAACTGTCCGCTAATATCATCAATTTGCAGAACTCTATTAGATCTACATTCAACATAATCAGTCAATCTCTTATTCTGGAAAAGAATAAATCTAGATGAATCTACGGTTGGATCATAATCAAGAACTAAATCAAAAGTATTGATTGTATCAACTCTTCTTTCAGAAACAAAATCTAGTACAGGAGAAACAAAAGCATCGTCACCAATATTAGCACCAGCATTTGCTTCGGATAAAATTTCTAGATCAGCAAAATTCTTCATCCCTGTAGGGTGAACCATCTTATTAACAAAGTCTCTAATATTTTCCCAAGTTTGTGGACTCTTAATTGTATATGAAAGATTCTGATAATAATCATTATTTCCCATGACCTGTAGGTCATTGTTCAACATTCCAACATCATCTGCCCATCCAAAACGAACTTTATTAGCCGCAGAAATTTTATATCTGCCAATATTGGTGTCTAGAACATTTACCGTAGCAGAAACACCAGAGAGGGTGCCAAGAAGTATATCGCCTTCTTTTACAGGATAATCACCAAGAACTTTAATAAAGTCGGCATAAGTTGATTGAACAACTAAATTACTATCGACATCATTCACCTTCAGTGATTCTGCCATGAAGAACAAACTTGGTTCTAATGTTAATGCAAATACTGGATAATTCTTCTTATTGATGATTTGAGTGAATTGATTCTGAATACCAAATGTAGATCCAGTTCCCTCAATATCACCAGCGTTTGCTGTAAATTCTCCAATGTTATACTTAAGAACTGCTGGGTTAGAATTAATAAATTGAGTAACTTCAAAGAATTGAAAATCATTATCTTTGGAATTGAATCCATTTCCTGGAAATGAAACAACACCTAGATTAGAAGTTACAACTTTCTTAATAAGACCCTCAACAAAGATCTTATCACCTGCTTCAAATGGTGCTTCAGTAAATCCACCAATTGGTGGGGTTGTTAGTTCAAGTTCAACGATACCAGTAGATTTGTTATAACTAACAATCTTCTCAACAGAAATACCATTACTATTTCTTTCAGTAAATATTCTATGCTCAACATTTTCGAGACCCTTTGGTTGATCTAAAACATCAATACCAATAATAGTATTTCCATCGAAAGATGATGTTAGTTGAAGAGTGCCAGAAGATTCTGCTTTTCTGGTGTACATGTTAACGATAGTAACATCTGGAGCAGAAAGGTAGTTTTTACCACCACTAATAACCTCAACGTTAGTAATCTTAAAGGAACCAGAAAGTCTAATCAGTGATGGAATTTCTGCTTGTGGGCGAAGAGTTCTATCAATTGGATATTCAAATCCTTCATTGATGATTCTGAATCTATTAAGTTTTCCGATTGTATTTGTATCAGGACGAATAACTCCATTTTCACCACAACCAGTTGCTGTTCCTGTTACAATTCCAACTGCTCTTGGAAGTTTCTTATACTCTGATCCACCATAAAGAATATTCAGTTTGCTGATAGGACCTTTAGCATTTTTTGAAGTAGTTCTATACCTCAATGTCTTACACTGATCTTGAGTATATTTTAATTTTTCTGGAATTTCTGATAATGAAACTGAGAAAGTAGTTGATCCAATACCAAAAACAGTATAATTTCTATTATAACGACTGTCTCTGTATAGAATCTGGGAATTATCTACTACATCAGTATCTGGTTTGATATCCACTCCATCCTTTTCTAGAGTATAGAAAAGTTTTGTTGGTAGATTATTTCCAAATTTAATCTGATGTGATGTAGCAATACCTGTACTAGTTAATAGTGTTTCAAAAGAAAATTCTGATGTAGATCCACTAGATACAAATTCATTTGCTAAGTCGTCATCATAGTATATCTTTAAATTGTAATCATCAAGAGATGAATCAGAAACATCAAAGAATACTGTATTGTTGTTAGTGACATCAATCCTTGGATTGATCATGCTGAGTTCTTGATTAGCACCACCAGTAGAACCAATACTTACAATGGTTGGTGGATTTGCAAAAACGTCAATTTCTGTTTCACCAAGTTGAATAGTAGCATCATCTTTTCTAAACACATAGTATGGACCAGTAGTTAAACCAGCAGAAACATCATCCGTTGCGGTATAGAATACTTTATCACCAGTAACCAAACCATGACTACCCAATCCTAGAGTATTGTTTGTAGTGCTTACAGAAGACGAACTAAATCCAATTCGATTGACTAGAATCTTATCGAAGTTAGAATCATACCTAATAGCAATTTCAGATAACTGCCTTCTTCCAGAATAAGTATCAGATTCTCCATACTGTCCAAGGGTTAGATTTGGAACTACATCTAAACTAATTTTGTCACCAAATTCAAGTCCATGAACTGTAGAAATTGACACTGTTGTGATAATTTCTTTTGCTGTTGCTGTTAAACTACTTCCCTGAGTCTCAAAATAATACTCATAGTTATCAGATGCTGTTGATGTTGGGAAGAATAACCCACCACTATTAGTTGTAAGACCAACCTGAGTTACAATACCAATGAAATCCTTTCCTTTGTTTACAACATAAACATCTTCAGTCAAACCACTCTCTGGTAGATTGAATGCGTTACTAGTTGAGGTTATTGCAACGGTAAGTGAATTTGTAGAAGTAGGTTTGTTGATAACAAGTTTTTGTCCCGTCTTAAATCTATGATTTGGAATATAAATTGCTTGATGTGGAAGAGAAACAGATTTTGGTGAAACGCCAACACTAATATCCTGACTGTATTCAAATCCACTAGTAGTTCCAATACCAACTGATTCTACTGGATTGAAGTAGGTCTTGAAATTCTTAAATGATTCAAAATTCTCTGTTTCTAATGGTATGGTAAATGAATCTTCATAGTATGTGATTGTAGATCCAATTGCATGTGCAATTCCTTGATCTTCTCTCTTAACCCTCAATACATTATCAAATATATTCAATACCGTAAGAATTTCTGTTCCAATTCCAATGGTTGTTCCTGAAGCAATGCGAGGAGATACTGAGGTTGGGTAGATGTCGCTAGTAACACCACTATTTGATTCAATTGCAATTGATAGACTTCCAGTTGCAGTTCCAACACCAATGATATGATTATTAACCAATCCAGAAACAAAAGTAGTTGCAGAACCTATTTGAATTCTGTCTCCGTTAATAAGATCATGCTTTTGGTTTGTGTGAACTCTTATAATATCACTACTTTCTCTAGTGATTACTGAATTCTCATAACTTAAGAACGTAGTTTCAATATCTACAACATTATTACCCTCAATTTCAACAACCTCTGCTGTTGCCCCGCCACCTGCTGTTCCAGAATTATCAAACACAATCGAATTACCAATCATGTAATTTGATCCTGGATTAATAATTCCCAGAGAGTCAACAGTACCAGATGATGCACTTTCAACAACAGAAACCTGATTTTGGAATTCGTTCGATTCCAATAAGAAATCACTTCCAGAATTAGATCTACTTACTCTATATGGGAAAGTATTTCTAACGAGATTTGATCCATTAAAATCAAATGATTGATCTAGTTGAGTTGTTATGGGTTCTGATCTGTAAGTATCACCAATGAAGTATGGGAAGACAGGATCCATTGCGCCACTGGAACCAACTTCACTGTTTATTCCAACATAGTATGCATAAACTCCATTAGGAAATTCTGGAGTTTTTGCAAACCTACCATTATGAACATCAAGATCTCCAGAATCATCAAATTTATGATCTTCAACAAAGAAACCTAATGGGAATGCTGTATCAGAAGGTCTATTTTTAATATTGGAAAGGTCTGAAGAATATCCTGTTTCTAGAATTCTGATGCTGGAGTTATCATCACTAGGGTCTTCATACGCATATGGACCATAGATTGGATTTCCATCATACGCCCAACCGATAACAGGGGAGTGTCCAGTATTTGTATTTGGATCATCGAATGCATCTCCCTCTCTATCGGTAGAATAACCAACTACACCATAAGAAAGATCATCGCCAAACTCAATTAACTTCTCACTACCAAACCTACTCTCATTATTAACAGCAAGTCTTCTTACATCTGCTTCAACAACACAATTTCTTCCTGGAGAAATAGGAACGATTACTGTAGATTTCTCCTCATAGTTAGTACCTTCGTTTAGGATAACTACACTAGTAACTTTTCCATCAGTAACAATTGCTCTTAACTTAGCACCATTTCCTACACCACGAACAGATAGTTCAGGTGGTGCAGTATACCCTTTACCACCATTTTGAACGTCAACAGCAATTATTCTACCATCTCTAAGAATTGTTTTTAATTGTACTCCATTACCAGAGTCAATTTTAACAATTGGTCTCTTATGGAAGTTAAAGATATCAGAACCATAGTCAGTTCCTTCATCATAAAGGTATAAATCAACAATTACACCAGTAACTATAGGAGTTGCAGTAATTGTATTTCCAGCACCAATATACTCTGCATTAATTTCTAATACAACAGGTGGGAAAGCAAAGTTTTGGAATCCAGTACCAGTTGAATCAAATTTGATAAAGTTTCTTCTATTGTACTCAGTGGTTGCAGCAGAAACATTTACTGATCCCGCATCAGAAAGACGGAAATTATTATCATCAATCTTAAGAACATAATATTGATTCGATGTCGATAAACCACTAATAACAGATCCATCAAAACTATATTGAACTAAATCTTTATCATTGAATCCATGATTTTCAAAAGTAACCTTATTATGTACTGTAGATATTCCTAATGGTTTAACTTTTAATTTTCTATTCTCATATCCAGAACCAGGTTTAACAACTTTAATTTCAGAGATTACATTCTTTTCTTCAAATATTCTGAACTTGTGCATACCACCAGTTCCGATGGTAGTAAATCCAACTGTATTAATACCTGCATTGTAATCATTAAGAGTCTCATACAGGAAAATTGATTTGGTATTTACTACTTGTGGATAATAAACTGACCCAGTAATAAGTGATCTACCACTGTCAGCATTAGATCCTTTAAATGAACCGATACCTAAAGGTGTATTGCCACTTGGATTATAGACAATTGCTTGTCCGCTAGCCAAGTTATGCTCTAATGTAAAGGTGAGAGTGTCATCACTAACATCAATGCCGCCAGTGGCAGCAACACCAACCTGAGAGGCGTTGAAAGGTAGTTCTCTGAACTTTCTTACTACAACAGCTTCTAATTCTGCTCCAGAACCATTTCCACCTTTAGCGGTTACGGAGAGAACTCTATTAATATTGAAGTTTTGTGGATCAACTTTAACTTCTGAGAAAGATCCTCTAACCACTGCTTGAACTAATGCCGTAGTTCCAATACCAGCAGTTGGTGGATTGACTTTAACTATAGGTGGATTGATTACATCATATCCACTACCACCATTAAATATATTTACATCTGCAAGTGGTCCAAAGTAAATATAATCATCTGATTTGTAACTTAATAATTCAACACCATTGATAAGAGCACCAATCTGTCCAGATTTAGTTTTCTTATTATTTCCCGATTGAATATTTGGTTCAATTGGGAATTTAGAAAGTCCTTGCTTAAATGAGAGTGATTTATTATAATGTTGCTTTAAAGTGAATGAATGTGTTGATGCTGTTGTATAAGTTCTAAACTCAACATACTTTGTAGTATTGATGAATGATCTTGAATTAAAGAGTCTTATAGTATTCTTAGAATTGCCAACTAACTCAACATAATAAGTTCTACCAGAAACAAGACCACTAATATCATCAGTTGCAGTAGTGTGGTAAATTACTGCGTCACCAGTGATGAATGGTACATCATTTGCAAATGATAATGTAGTGAACAATGCCGTTACTGAACTCTGTCCACCAAAAATAGAACTTGTATTAGAATTTGCTGTAATTTCAATATCTGCTGTAGATACATTTTTTGTTATTTGATACGATGGCAAAGAGTTAGATGCCATGTAATGGAACTTATCGTCCTCATTATATACATTTTGCACATTGGCAAGCAGTCTATCGCCACTTAAAGCAAGAGGAGAAGAATCTGCATATTCATATCTTCTTCTAATACTTAATCTTGTGTTTGCAGCAACACCAGTAATATTTGTGTCGAGGGTTACTAATGTTCCAGAAATCGAGTCTACTTGAACATTAACCAGAATTAAATTTTCACCACCTCTATTGAGAATATCAACACGATCACCAACTTTAAGACTTGACTTATCTGGTTCCTCAAAGAGAGTTACTTCATTATTTGAAAAGGAATCAATTTCATATCTTGTTCTTACATTATAAATCCAAGTATTAAATACAAACTGCTTCTTGTCTAAATTATTATTCTTAATCTCTTCACCAAGATTTCTAACTGGAATCTTATCTTCCTCTAATAAAAGAGTATAATCTTCAGTTTCTTCTAGGTCTGATAGAATACCAGTAACTCTTAAGTTGACTTGACTGCTAGGATCTCCTTCTTCATATCCAAAAACAGTTGTCTCCGCATAAATTCTATCTGCAGTGCTGATGCCAACACTTACACCAATACCAGTTCCACCAGTTGCACCAAAGAACTGATTGATATTTTTGTTATCATAACTTACAATATTGTTACCAATGAACAACTTACCTGAAGTATCAAATCCAACCGTAGAATCAACAGTAATAATTGATGATCCAACAGAAACTTCGTCGGTTGCATTTGTACTAGGAGTGATCTTAAACTCACCCTCAATTAAACTCTGCTCATTATATCCACTGAACAGTTGAATCTTGTAAAAAGTTCTCAGATTTCTTGTAATAATCTCAACTTCTGAGATTGGACCAGCTGCAGTCTGATCAGAGCTCTTGAGCATCTGACCAGGTAGTTTATTAGGATCTCCCTCTAATACCTCTGTAATAAGAGTTTGTCTTCTTCTATACTCTGCTGAGGATGGTTTTAATAGGAACTTCTCAAGGTTGAGGATCTTAGGTGTAGTGCCATATAGAACATTGAATAGAATTCTAAATGACTCATCAGTACCTTTACTTTGATAAAAATTCCTTATCTGCTTTATGAAGGAATTTACATCCAGATTTGATACAAAATCAACATCTTCAAATCCTGGAGCAAGTAAAACCTTGATTTTACGATAAAATTCTTTTAGGAATAATGCACTTAGGTTAGAAACCTTAGAAATACTATCATGATTAGACGCCGAAGAGGTTGAGAATATTAACTCTTCTGGATTTATACTATTGGAATATGTGGTAATTCCACTAAATCCACGAACACAACCAGTGAAACTATTGGTTGTTATACCAGTATATGTAAAAATCTCAGCATCAATCTTAAAGAGACCATACTCTTTAGGAAATCCCTTAGTAGTCTCAACACTAATAGTAGTATCTGTAGTAGATACAGCACTAGTAGTAGAAGTAAATCCAGCAATTACCTCTTGTGTAAGGTTATTGAGATTTAAATACTGGTCTAAATTCTCAGCAATATCTACAGGACCACCCTGAAATTCCTGAGATATGTAATATTGCCTCAGAAAGTCAACCGCTTTGGGACTTTCAGATAATATAAATTCGGGTAACTGATTGTCGACAATCTGTTGTATCTTTACCCTAGATTCAAATCCAGTTGAAATCATATCTCCTCTCGTTTATCGTGTTAATTTTCCGTTAGAATAACTAGACCTTACTGGGAAATTAACTCCGGAGATTTGTTCTCCAGAAGCTATAGTGTCTTTAACCATATTTATATTGCTTTTGTTAGTGTCAAAAACCAAGTACAAGTCTTTTAAACCAATAACATCATTGGAATCTGGGAATGCCTGAATTTCAATTACCCCATTGGGAAGATCAGTTTCAATAATATTAATTGTATTAACAATTACTTCCCCGTTTGTATAATCAACTGTACCAATTGATTTCTTAACAACCTCAAAAGTTTCTGGATCTAACGTTGGTTTGACGATAGAAAGAATACCAACATCACTATCTGCAGTTGGCGCGTCTACAAAGAACACGGTGTCTGGATCATCAGCAACTTTGAATCCAGTACTCTTAATATTGTAACCGTCAATTCTCTTATAGAATTTATTACCAAAGCATAATTCATATTGAGCAAAGGTATTCTTAATACAATTAAGATTTCTTCTCATCCTTACTCTTGTAATATTTGAGGTGATAGAAGTATCAACACCATCAATTATTTGAAGAACTTTACTATACTTGAATCTTCCACCAAACTTGTTTAAATCAACAGTCTTAGAATATGTTTCTAAAGAACTTGTAATACTTGTTTTAAGATCATTTGGTGAATTCGTTCTGGATGAATCATAAAAGACATCACTATCAATCTCAACATATAGTAGTTTAAGATCAATAATCTCCTGAGAAATACCAGATACAGTATATTGCTTGAGATCATTTAAGATTTGATTCTTATGGAAGTCAGAGATAGACACTCCACTTTTTGGTTTAATACTAATTAAAACCTTTCCAAACTGTGGTGGATTTAATTCTTCACCACCAATAACAGAAACTGATTCGGTTGGAGGATATACCTGCTGTACCAATGCCTCATAATCCCTCGTTGTAACGGCACGGTACTGCGATGAGTACACTCTAGGTGCATAATACTTAATGGACTCAATAGGCTCAATATCGCCGCCTCCAGCGGCAGATGAGGAAGTTACAACACTAACACCTGCCTGAGGTGTAATTAGAACTCCATTAGCATTAACTGTTGTTCCTGCATATGAAAATGCAGCAGGTCCATTACCAGACAAACCATCAGTTGTAATATAACTGATTTTTATGACGTCACCATCACTCAGTTTTTTACCAATTATTCCATCACCGAAAAGAAGTTCATATCTTTCATCTGGAATTTCTTGTAAAAGATAAATTTCAGAATCACTATTGACGGTAATGATATTATCAACCATTCTATATTCACGAGTACCAATTCTAACTTTAATGGTACTCGTATCAATATTAGGGTTGTTTAAAATAAATCTTTGATTTGTTGATGTATCTACAGTAAACTCTTTAGTTAAATATATTCCCTGAAAAATCTCTAAATCAACAAATGATGCTACGTTACTTGATACGTTAATAGTAACGTCTTCTGGAATTGAAAATGTATAATCTGTATTATCAACTGGTCCAACACATACAAGTCCTGCTTTTAAAATTGCCTGTCCTGATGCCTGTGTTGTCGACACATTAAAAGAAACAGACGCTTTTGCTGCAGTTTTCGATCTTGGAACGTACCCAACGTTTCTGGCAAGAGAAACCACGTTCTCTCTAAGAGTTGCCGAATCTATAAAAGATTCGTTAACAATCATATTTGAGTTGAACGCAGTAATATATGTGTTATATGCAAGCGTGTCGATCAGAACAGAAAAGTTCGACCCATCAAAATCAAAATCCGTGAAATCACTGTTTGCACGGAGATAATCTTTGATGGAAGATTTTATCTGATCAAAATCTAGGTTAGTAAACTTAGTAAAAGGCATTTTATCTGGTTGCCTCTAGGAGATATGTAAATTGTTGTACTGGTATTTCTAATCCAACAATCTTAAAAACAACATTAATTTCGAATTCATTAGAGTCTGATTTTGGTCTTACAGAAACACTAACATCTTCGACTCTTGGTTCGTTATTTTCGATTGCAATAAGGACTTGCTGCTCAATTACTGAAGCAGTACCAAAGTCAACAAAATCAAACAACTGAGTTCTAATATTGGTTCCCAGGATAGGTCTGAAAAACCGCTCACTGGGGATTGTTTGAACTATATTACGAATTGATCTTTTGATCGCATCAGCATTTTTAAGTACAAGGATATCCTTAGTTACAGGATGCATACTAAATGATAGACTAATATCTTTGAAAGCTCTGGATATCCTTTGGACGGCCATTTATTATTGATTTTGTTTGCTTTTATTTATATCCCATTCAGAATAATTCTGTATTATCCTCTGCTTTCTCGTAAAGATCCTCCTGATTAACCTTATCATGCTTTTTAGGAGTGATTTCATCATTTGAAATTTCACGAAGCATCTTTTGATGCTGATGATTTGCCAAATTATCTAAAAAATCGTGTTCTGAAGTCATTTTTTCATTTTGGTAGTAGTCAGTAACAAGTTTTGTGGTTCCCCACATCTCTCTCATGTAGTTAGAATTCCTATCGACAGGTGAATTACCCATGATGTCTCCTTGTTTTCATGAACTGTTCATTAATGTTCTATATTTCTATTTATTTTTCTCTTCTTCGCGTTCTTTAGAAGTTTTCCAGAAATATTCGTCCTCACGTCCCATTCCAAGGCGATCAAAACCGTTTTCAACTTGATAATATTGAGTCGAAACCTTAAAATCAGGCATTTTTGGTTCAACAGGTGTCAAACTATTGTCAAAAATACGTAATCTATTGTTTGGATACAGTGCATACTGCCCATTTTCAAGTTCAATTAGGTTATGAGACTTATGTTCGGCAGGATTTTCACTAGTAGCCCAATCAACATAGTCTGGATCATGGTGATAGTTATCAATTGTGCAGACATAAGTGCCTTTTACATTACCAAAGTCCCGTGTATAACACTCAAAATCCATAGAACCAATGAATTTCTTATCAACTGATACCACACCATAGTCCATACAGTTCCAAAACTGTAGGTTTGGTAGGTTCATATCAGGGGAAGGTGTCTCAGGATCTGCTACAAAGGCACTGATAGGCAATTTGTCGTACATTGCAGCATATTCTGGTAAGTAGGTCTCAAAATAAAAAGCACGCCCAGGAATCGATTTAACCGATACCCAAACGCCTTTAACAAATTCACCATGACCAGATTGATGATCAGTAAGATATTCTTTACGAACCCATACTTCTTGTGATGGAAGATTTGCAATTAAACATGCCATACATCATCTTCCTTGTCCACGATAACGTTTTTTAGATGCATTACGAGACGACGCGGCGAACTTAGTTCCTTTACCACTACCTTGCCGAGACTTTTTGGGTGTCCCAGTGGCATAACCACTTTTATTTAAACCTGTTTTTGCTTTTGCCATGATGTTCCTTCTCCAGTAATAATGGTTTCAATTTCAGTAGATGATGGACTACCTGTTTTATAATATTCGATTGCAAAGTCTTCCATGATAGTAAAGTACTCAGATTCTCTTAGATCCGTAAAGATTTCTTTACCATTCCTGATGATTGTGTACCTATCTGCCATGGTATCAGATCACGCGAGTTTTCTCGTGTCCAACGCGAACGCGAGGATCACACCAAATCTCAAACCCTGCTGCGATTGCATCGAGGCAGAATGACACATCTTCTCCACACATATCTTGAACTTCTCCAGATTCGAATACCTGCATCTTCGGTGCAAACCAGGGATACTTGATCTCATCGTGTTCAAATACACCTTTCTTGATAAGCAACCATCCAAAACCTGCATAGTCTACAGTGAAGGGTTTCTTACGTTTTGCAATACTCTCAAGATTTTCATGATTCATGACTCCACCATTATTACGGAAATCATCTTCTTCCATCCAGTGTGCAACAGAAGTAGTCTGACCATCTTCTGTACAATACCAACCAGAAGCAATATCTTTATTCATCAGTACAAGTTGCCAGAACTTCTCTGTGTTAAACACAATATCACTATCAATCCATAACTGATAATCATATTGTAGTTTACCATCCCAAGGTAATTGATCAGGACCACGTAGTACGTTAGCACCCAAACATTTACAACGGGCAAAGTTCACCATGGAACTATAATCTTGTGAGATCTGAATACTGGCACCTGCCTGTACAAGATCAAAACAAAGTTGTACAAAGTTCTTCAAGTACGTGTAAGATACACCACGTCCTGGTAAACAAAATACTACACTCTTACCTTTGATAATTTCTTTTGCTTTGTCGTAGTCCCATTCGGGTGCTGCACTATTACCAGAAGGCGCTTTTGCTTTTACTGTAAATCCTTTAGCCATGAGATAAGTTAGTTACTTTCATATCATACACCATTATCTATATGGTGTCAATGTGGATGAATAATGTTATTTTACTTCTGTTATGATAATTGTATCTCCATCAACCTCTAAGTTGAGATGTGTTCCTTCATACCATCCATACTCACTAATGATCCATTCTGGAATTGATGTGAGGTACTCCCCAGTTACTGGATCGACTTCTATGGTGGTAATATTTTCTCCGGGATTTTTTTGCATATATGTAAACCTTGCACTTGTTTTTATATAGTGAAAAATTTTTTTATGTGCCTCTGTAAATTTATCTCGCTTCCGTAACACTTTGTAGGTTAGGGTAGTTAGGCGTTTTTATATACGGGGGCCATCACGCGCCGCAGGGGGGGCACCCCCAAGGGCGGGGGACCCTGCTGCTGTCACGAACGAATGGGCACTGCCTCAGCGCACATCACCCAGTGCCGTCGCCGTGGTGCTCTGATTAACGGAGCGGGAACCTGCACCAGTGCGAACGCGGGAGGATCCTCCTTTGATACGGTTCGCCCAACGATTAGCGGAAGCACCATGGGCAATGGGCAGGCGGGTGACCTTGAATTGGATTCCGTCGATGGTTGCGGTTGTCATGGGG